TTATATATCCTTCTGCTTGATTTATGAACTGATCTAGTACTGCTGGATCTCCATTGATTGTTGTACTTACATTTTCTCCAGCTTTGTTTAAAACTGCTCCTGAAATGCATAATGTAGTTACCATATTTCAATCAAAAAACATATATATTTAAAGGTTTGTTTTTTACTGCCCATGCAGCCCTGATTAATCCCTCTGTGATATGTGAGTAATTTCCAAAGATCTTTAATTGTCCTTCATCATTATATTCATATTGAATTGATTTTAAACTTAAACCTATCTCATCATCATCTAATAACTTAATTTCTTTTCTTTCCATTAATCTTAATAAATTATTATACAAATCTTCTTTTAATAATTTCTTTTGTCTTCCTTTTTCACCTCTTTCTAAACTTCTTCTTGCATTATTAATTGCTACAACCTTTCTTCTTGTAGTTTCTTCTTCTAATAATTGATCAAAAACTCCTACTCCTAAACCCCCATCATCAATATATATATTACGAAATCTATATTCAGATTCTAATAATAAGATTTTTTTCGTTGTATCAGTAGTAAGTGTTTTTCTTGTAATAATATTTTCAACTTGTTTAATTTTTTTATTATTTGATAAATCTAATATTTCAAATGAAGATTCGTCAGCTCCCATTCGGGCAACATCTACTCCTAGCGAGTAATGTCGTCCCTGCCAGATAGTATCTCTTCTCGGCATAATACAAGTTTTCTTTATCAGATCATCTGGAAAGAATTGTCTTAGCTCATCTATGAATTCACCCAGATATTCTTGAGCATACTGTAGCTTTGTCATTCTCTCTTTCTCTTTACTTAGAAAATCAATATCTTTTCTTGGGCAATCTTCACTAGAGACATGAAAGCTTGTAAAACTTTCATCTGAAAAACATCTATAGAAATATCCTTCTCTTCCATGTGGAGTTGATAGTAGAATTATCTTTCCTCTTGTTACTGCTAACATTGGAGTTACTGCTGTCCAGACTTCCTCTGGTATGAATGCTGCCTCATCTGCAATCAATAAATTAATTGTATATCCTCTAATTCCATATCCTGTCAGCCCTGTAGGAAGACAATAAATTACTGACTTATTTTTTAACATAACTTTTGATTTTGTAGGTCTGTTTCTGCCTTTTTTGATATATGGCTTATAATGTTCCATCAAATGGGCTAATATCTTCTCAAAGAGCAAGTATGCCTGTCTTTCAACGCTTGCAATGACAAGCACTGTTTTATTTGGGTTTTTTATCGCATATTCAGCTGCTTTGATGCTTATTACTGTGCTTTTGCCCACTTGTCTTCCTGATCTTAAACAAATGTTTCCCTGAGTCTCTAATACTTGCTTCTGCCAATCATCCAACTTCTCTATCTGCATTTTTTTTGAATTCCTCTGAATATTCTAAAAAAAATTTAATTGCGTCTTTATATCCTTCTAAGTATGGTCTGCTGTAAGTTTCTGGTAATTTCCTCATACAATCTATTACACTAAGAATTTCTTCCTTTATCAGCTGGTTTAAGTTTTTTGAGCTCATTTTCAGCAAGCTCCATTACTAATAAAGAGATTTTCTTATTTATAATACTTTGCCTTATTTGATCCTTTGCTGTTTGCAAAACATTCTGCCAATCCATCTCTTCAGTTTTTACTTGTTCCATTTTCAAATTTTATATGTTTATGTTCTCCTTCAACATGAACACAAGTTTTATAATCCCAATTATCCTGACATTCTCTACAGAATATTTTATCACTATTTTCACAAATATATCCCTCTGTGATTTCTTTAGAACATTGAGTGCAAATTACTTTTAAATTATTTTCTGGTAAATTTGATTTTTTAAATATATATTTTCTTAATAGATTATTAATTGTTCCAGATAAATTTATGTCTTTAGATTTTTTTAACAAATCCTCATCAATTGTAACTGATATCATTTTTTTCATATTAAGAATAAAACTATATAGTTTATAATTATTTATATACTCTAATATAGTATATTGTAGAACAAAGAAAAGAAAGAACCAAAGAAAAGAAATTTATACATATATATGTATACTTTCATATAATACTCCCGACTAGAATGCAGAACTCGCTCTATAGGAAGTGTTCTTGAGTTTATATACCTTTAGTATATACAATATATACTTTTTATTTTAGTAATTTGTCCCGCGACCTACATAAACATAAAAACAAAACAACCCAAGAACCGCTAAAAAACATAAACTTACATATATATACACAAACAAACACCAAACTCAACACGCGAACGCAGATGACCGCGAACTAAAACGCATCGAAAGCCTTAAATATGGGTCGAGCAAGTCGAGACCCTTTTTATGGCTTTCGATGTAACAGCTCACCTGAGCTGACCGAGTGATTAGCTCCCCCACACAGCTTTAGCTGGTGCTGGGGAGGCTATAGCTTTCAGCAAGATGACGGGACAGCTGATATAATGAGAACATAGATTTGCAAACAGCAAATCTAAGTTAGCAAACTATATAAAGCTGTCGGTGTGATATGCTGAAAGCATTGGGATTATTTCTCTATGATATGACCACAAATGTTACAGCTCCAGAACCCTTTGAGATCTCTCATGATAGCCTTACATTTACCACATACTCTTTCATCAAACCTCTCTTCCTTCAGCTTGATTATTTCTTCCTTAATCTTATCCATCTTTTATATTCTCTTTCTCTTATCAATTTGTTTATGTATATATATCTTTTAGAACACCCAGGACTACAAGTATATTTATATCTTGTATCTTTCTTATCTATCTTTTTGCCACATATTAAACATTCTGTTATCATCTTAAATATAAAATGAGAGCAAGGAAAAAGAGTTGATCCGAAACCTTACCCTCTGGAAAAAACCAATATTATTTCTTTGTTTCTTTCACAAACAATACTTGTTTAATGTTACCAATAACCTTTCGTTCTTCAACTTCCCATTCAGCCTTTTGTCCGATCCAGCCATTCAACTTAAAGCCAAACATATTACCCATAGACTTCTGACTTGTCTTGTTTGGGTAGTAATCTAATTGGCTTCCATCACTTATCTCTACAAACATCACGAGTTTTCTCACTTTCTTACTTGGGTCATCTAAATCTGTTCTCTCTTCATAGTGTGGCTGTTTCAGTATAGTAAATGTCTTGTCTTTAAGACCCTTGACTAACTCACCTGACACAGCAATACCTTCTAAGAACTCATCTTTTCCATTTGCCATTTTATTGTACCTCCTGTTTTAATTTAATTAATTGTAATACAAACTCTTTCCAGGTTAATCCATCTTTCTTTCTTACTAAATCTTTATGTTCTTTATCTGTTAGCCATATATTTACAACTTTCATTTTAACTTATCTCCTGCTAGTTTATCTATTTCTCTATCTAACTCTTTTAATAACTTCATATTAAAAGTTGCTGTTCTATAATGTTTAATTTTTTCTTTCAATCTCTTGATAAATTCTTTTACATCTTTCTCGGGATATAATATTCTTCTATTATCATCATCTCCACCACAAACACATTTTATTGTTTTCTCACTTAAATTAAATTTTTCTTTTGTCATTTTCTAATTTTAAGGTCGGTGGGAGAGTTAGAAGCAATATGTGAAAACACAGCTACAAACTCTCACCTTCCTGTTCGATACATGAACTATGATTTTGTTTCATTTTCTTTTAGCACTTACAGATTTAATTTCCATTAGTTCAGTATGTTTTTTTGAATGTTTATGAATTTTTAAGTTAGCTTTACAATGCTTTTTAGACGAACCATATATTAAAGCGCCACATTGACATCTTATTTCCATTAGAGTGTAAGGGATAGGGGCTTTATAAACCTTTCGGTTTTATGTTCCACCTATTTGTACTACATTAATGTTTGCATCTACTACTGTTAGGTCTACATTTCCACCGTCGTCGTGCTTTACTCTAATATCTATATCTTCATTTACGCTATCTACATCAATTACTCCTGTTATGTTTGATGAACAATTTTTATCAGCAGCTACAAATTCAGCTTTACATTGACAATTACTTTGTATTGTTCCATCTAAAAATATTGCTCCATCAACTCGTGTGTTTGCTGTATCTACAGAGCCATTAAAATGACAATTTACTAAATATTTTCCAACTTTTGTTACTGTTATCTTTGCATTAGTTCCATCTGCAGTACAGTTTTTACTCTCTCCATTTGTCATTGTTCCAGTTAATTTAGTATAGGTTGCTCCAGTAGGTATGGTTTGGGCTGTAGAATTATCAGCTATATATAGCTCGGCCATTGTTAGTCCTCCAGCTCCTTGAAATTCAAATGCTCCATCACTTATTATTCTTAATCTTTCTAACGAATTAGAATAGAAATTCATATAATCGTTTGCGTGGTCATACTGTATTCTTCCTGCGTCAGCACCATCATTAAATAGCCATCCCCCTACTTTATTGTTAGCAGTTTCTATTGTTAAAAATGTATTAACAGCGTCAGTAGTATCTCCTATATGTAGAAATCTCTCTGGCTCATTTTGGTTTATTCCTATCTTTCCATCTCTTGTTATAGTGAGGGGTTTAATCCAATCATTACTAGAATTTTTTGCAGTTATTAAAAAACTATCTGCTACATCTGCATCTCCTCTTATACCTACTCTGTATAAATCTCCAGCATCATTTTGAAATGCTATCCTTGCATAACTATCTACTCCATTAGCTACTATCCAGAATTCTGAATTATCTACACCTGAAAATTGCATTGTTCTTGATATTGCAGGATCATCTTGATATACATATAATTTTACATTATAAGGAATGTCAGTTATATTTGCTCCAACAGAAACTTTATCATATTGTCCTTCTTTAGAAGTTATTACTTTTGTTTTAATATGAGGATCTATGTTTTCTCTTATGTTATCATAACCAGCAGCTCCTTGCTTAGCTGCTTTAGAACTCTTGCTTTGGTCTGGTCTGAACAGATTTTCTATTTTTTTTGGTCTTCCCATTTTCTTAACCTATTACTGTTGAGTATCCATAAACTCCCCCACCTTTCATTACAGAACCTACAGATCCTCCTGCTGGTGAGAAGCTACCAAATAATCCCCAAAAGAAATTAATTATAATAATTGAAAATGCTATTATTGCTAATATAATCCAAATATCCTTCTTATACTTCCAAAACCATGCGCCTAATTTTTTTACCTTACCAACCTTTTTTACTTCTTTTATAGAAATAATCTTTTCATTTTCTTTTGTTTTACCAGAAGCAAATTCGAGAATTTCCTTCTCCATTTTACCACCCTCTTTCTATTTTAAAAACTGCCACCTGTTGTCCGTTTGCTACTGGTACGCATGCTATAAAATCTGCTGCACTAGCTAAGTTTAATGCATTTATTGCTGTTGTAATAGCAGCAGCTGATCCTGCATCACAATATACAGGCGTACTTGCTGTTAAATCTCCTGTTGCCATTTTAACCTGAGGTAATTACCTCTACTGCACCTGATGCAGTGTTATTTACTCTTACCCATAGCTTTGCTCCAGACAAAGCTATTGTACCTACGGGTGAGTCTGAACTTATGTTAGCTGCACTAGCTATAATTAATTGTTGTGGTGCTAGAACTCCATCATTTGTACCTTGTGCCATTTATGCTTGGGTGTTATCTATTAAGCATACAGCTTCTGGATTAGTAAGCTGTGTAACACCAACCTCCCATGCTCTTACGGTCCATTTAATTCCAGGATCTTCTATAGTTTTTACTGTTAAAGCTTTAGCTGCTTTCCAAGTTGCAGCTTCTTTAGCAATTATTACCATAGCATAGTCGGCTGTTACAGAATTTGAAACAAGAACTTTTAATCCTAACATTCTACCTACAACACCATTTCTTGTTACTTCACTTGTATAGAATTGTCCTGCATTTCTTATATTTGCATTACCTAACAAGTTTGCATAATCTTTTGGTGATAAAACTAAGAATCCATTTCCATTATCTGGATCATAATTATCTACAGCTATCTCTTTCTTAGCATTTAATATATCTTGTATAGGATCTCTATTCGCTACTGTTGCTGAGTCCCATTCATTACCTGCTGCTATTGTTACTGAATTTATTAATGATGCAGATTGGCTTTCACTTAATACAGCCCATATCTCATCATCTACAGCTTTAGCAACTGCTCTTCCTATTCTTAATAATGTTCTAGCAAGAACATCAATATCATTTGTAGTAGCATCTTCCCAAGAGATTACTCCTTCCATACCATATTTTTGTAATCTCTTAGATTTCTCTGTCCACTCTACTTCACCATAAGGGAAGTTAGCTAATCTTGGTACACCTTTTACTGCACTTCCTGTACCACCTGTTAGCTCTGTTTTAGATTCTTGAAAATATGTCTCCTTCCAGCTATTAGAACTTTGAACCATACATAATTGTTTAAATTTATATGATTGTAAAGCAAACCCTGTTACTATTTTACTAACATTCTCTGCTCTTAAACTCATCTGTCCAGTTGTTTCTACCATTTTTAAACGTGTACTAATACAGCTATTTTTTCAGCTGTATCTGCAGCTGCTGATTCTAATGCTTTACCTACTATTGCTCCATTTTCTACATCTGTTGCAGCTGCTGGTTTAATTACTTGAGCTTCAGAAGTAGATACTAACACACCAGCTGTTATTGCTTGTGTTGGTACTGAATAAATATCAAATATTCCAAAAGTATATGCTGCTAATGTTGTAGATCCATCACTTGCTACTTTATCTGCAGCTGCTATTCCTGCAAATTTATCAGCTGCACCTGTACTTGCACTTGCAGTTCTAGGATCTGCTACTTTTAATAATGTACCTTTAGAAATCGCAGTGCCATCAGCTACTGTATATCTTACAGGATCACCTTGATCACCTAATAATTCTATAATTGTTGCAAGACTAGCTGTGGCTACCATGATAATATATGATTTTAGGGTTTATATATTTTTCGGTTATAGTAATTCAATTCCATTTTCTACAGGATCGTCTTTAATTCCTATACCTAATATTCCAACCATTGCTCTATATATATCTGTATTCGGTTTTATGTTTTTAAAATCTTTATCTGGTATTTTTTTGATACCTAAGATTTTTCTTAAAGTCCAAAGAAATTTCTTCTCTCTTGGTCTTTTGTTTCCCTGACCTGGCTGGACTAGATTTAAAACATCTTTATAACTTTCTTTCGGAAATACCAGCTCATATAGCATAACAGGTCTGACAGCCAATTGCACCTTTCCCTTGGGCTTTTTGGGATCATAACGGTAGGGATAGTATCTAGCCAATAAATCATTTACAAACCTGTCTAGCCTATCTTTTATTCCTCTTGCCAGTATATACATGTGCATTTACTTTTCCTCTGGTAGCAAGACATTACCTAGTTTGCCTTCCATAAAATCATTGGCAAACTGTTCATCACTTATTTCTTCTTTCTTGACTTGACCTAAACCTGCTTCACTACTTCCCCCTAATGTTGTTTCTATTTTCAATGCTTCCAGTCTTTTTAGATTTCTTTCTAATCTTTTATTTACTTCTTTTATTTCATCAGCAGCTTTCTCTGCTTTATCTACTAATGGTGCAGCAGGGGCGACTTCCTCGCCCTCTGCTTTCTCTTCAGATGATTCTTCTGTCTCTTCAGAAGTCTCTTCTGTGCTTTCTTCTTCTGTCATTTTATAAATCCTCCCAAATTTAATTATTATTTAAGTGCCTTAGGAATTGGAATTACTAACCCTGTTAATCCAGCTATTATTGCCAGAACAGTTGTTAATACAATTCCATCTATTCCTAAGTATAAAGCATATGCTTCTAACAATGCTATCACTATGATAGCTGTTATTACTACTGAGGTTTTAGATTTTTTCTTTTTCATCATCTTCTTCTAAACCTCAAATCTCCTTCTTCAAATTCACTACGGAATCTTCCGCCTTTTCCTCTACCTCTTCTAGCGGTTCTTCTTCTTACTTCAGCTGCATCTGTGCTTCTTCCAGCAGCTTCTAATTCAGCTGCTATTGCGAACATTTGTCTTCTGCTGAACGCTCCTCTTAATGCTCTTTGAAATACTTGTTCTAAACTTTGACTTCTGCTTACTAGATCTTTACCTGGAGCTGCTCTTCTCCCCCCTGTTTCCTGTGGAGATACTTTAGCTGGTTTCTGTGGTTTTATTTCTGGAACTATCTCTTCCATTGACGGAGCTTTGCCGCCATATTTTTCTATAAAATCTATTATTCCTTCTTTCTTTATTATATATTGCTGCCTTCTTACTTCTTCCCAGTAAGCATTTTCAGCTCTTCTTTGTTCTTCTTTTAATTCTGCATCTTTCTTTTTTACATTATCCCAGTATGCTTCATTATCTTTTCTTACTTTATCCCAATATTTTGCATCTTCTTTTCTATTTTCTAAATCAGCTTCTCTTTTATTTTCAGCAGCTGTCTCAATTTGATCTCTGACATCACTCCAATATGCTTCATCATCTTTCCTTTCTTGCTCTTTTCTATCATCATTTGCTTGATGTATTTCTTCCCATATTTGATCATCAGATTTACCTGTTCTTCTCTTTTCTTCCTCCATCTTTGCTAATTGATCAAAAACCTTCGCTGATTTAACAGCAGCTTCTGCATTTATTTTAGCTGCTTTCCAAACATTTGCATATGGTATCCAGCTTAGTATTTTATCTAGTGTACTAGGATTTGACATTTCTTCCATTAATGATGCTAACTCTTGTACTGTTTCAGTATCACCCTCTTGACTTGCTCTAAACATTGCTATACCTATCTTATCCATAGATTCTGCTAATTCAAATTTAGCAAAGGGATATGACCCAATCGCTCCTACTACTAATGTAGCAGCTCCTAATGATAATCCTAATTTTGTTAGCATTGATGTTGTTGTTGCCACTGACGCTGGATTTGTGGCATAACCAGTAACTCCAGCTCCAGTAGTTACTCCCCCAGTTTGTGTTATTAATTGTCCTGGAGTTCCTACTTGTGCAGCAGTTCCTCCTCCAAATAGACTTAATGCACCAGCACCTAAAGCTGTACCGCCCAATAATCCTAATCCTGTTAGTTTTTTCCCTAGACTTCCAAATGGGTCGGTAAAATCTTTTACTCCTGGTTTTAATAAATTAAATGGAGATAATGATTTAATTGCACTACCAAGATTTATTGCTTTAGCAACTCCACTACCTCTTTGTTGTTCTGGTGTTCCTACACTTACAGGTTGTCCTAGTTCATCTGTCGCTATTTGTTGTGCTGGTATGTCTGTTATCTGTTGTGTCTGCTGCAATTCTGGTTCTCTTGCTGCTATTCTATCTGCTCTTTGCTCTACTTGTCTAGCTTGCTCTTGACTTAATCCTATTCTGAATCTATTCTCTCTTTCTGCAGCTTCTTCTAATGTTTGAGAATCATTTAAGATTGTTAATCTTTGTCTTAATGTATCTGCTTCTCTACCAAATTTTTCTATATCTGCTCTTTGTGCTCTTACATCTCCTGTTTTACTAAATCCTGTTCTTCTTTCTTCTTCTTCTAAATTTGTAATAATATTTCTTGCTTCTCTTATTTGAGCATCTAATTCTGAAACTCTTTTTTGAGATGTTTCTATCTCTTTAGTTCTTGGGCTTCTAGCTGGAACTTTCTCTGCTGGTCCTGCATTAATACCTTTTTTTAATTTTATTGGATCTCTTCTCGCCATTATGTCCTCCCTGCTATATTAGCTGTAGTTTCTCCTGGCTGTGCTGCTCCCCCAGTTACATCTTTTGCTTTATCAGATAATAGTTCGTTTTCCAGACTTGCTGGGAATTCTAGTTCTATTACTAAATTTAATTGACTAAGTACTTCTTCTTCTATGTATAATTGTTCTTCTTCTATAGTTTGTTGAAATGCTAGATATGCTATCTTAGCACTAGCTTCTGTAAAAGCCTTAGAGTTCCCAACAATAATATCGGGAACTCCGACGGCTTGAAAGAAATACTGATTCAAACTCTCTATCCAGGGAAGTGGATTGAGTGAAGCATTACCTGCAGTAGATACTAATTCTGGCACTACTGCATCTTTAGGAATATACATATTCTCACCTTTACCTCTAGCAGAATCCATCTTTGCTTTAAACGCTGCTATTTTTGTTGTATCATCTGTATCTAAATGGAATATCCATAATGGATCTATGTTTCTATGCAAGACTCTTTTCCAATCTTCCATAGCTTCATTTCTCATGAGGATAATGTTCTCAACTGCTTTGATAACACTTACCCCATGAATTTCATCAGCTACCCTATTTCTAGCTAGATGAAATATCTGATCTGGTCTGAATTTTTTAACAGGTTTTTTAATCTTAGACATCTGTTCATATCTTTTTATTCTTCCTTGTCTGTTCGCAATTATTCTAATTACACTTGGATCTAATGGTTTTAAATTTATTATGACTTCATCTTCATCTCTTATTATTTCACAGAATGAATCTCCTCCGATATTATATGTTCTTATACAATTTTCTAATATTGTATTAAAAGTATCAACCCCAAATCCTTTTATTGTTCCTAAAAGCATTGAAGTAACTTCATCAGCTTTATATCCTTTACCTACTGTCCATGTAGCTTTGGCATCTATAGCTGCTGTTAATTCTGGGATTGATTTATAATATCCCATATATTGTGTAAAATCTACATTATCCCAGCTTGTTTCAGCTTGATCTTGTACTCCATCTGTCATCTCACTATCTACAGAAAAGTCTGTCATAGTGTTTGTTAGATCACTTGCTTCTGCTGATTCTATCTTTGTTTCTGGCATTATTCAAATGGCACTGATTGCCCCTCTATTATACTTAGATCATTAATATTTAAACCTTCACTTATTACTTCTCCTAATAATCTTCCCCATTTTCCTACTCTATTATTTGGATTTATTAAAATATCTACTTCTTTATTTAATATTTGATTTTCTAACCATCTTTTACTTTCAGCTCCACCTTGTTCATTTCTCTCTGGTGCTGCTATTGTACTCATTCTTATGGGGAATTCAAAATCTCTTTCTTCCCATTTAACTTTAAATGTATCTCCATCAATTACTTTTACTACTTTTGCTCTAAAATCAAAATCAATTTGTTTATGAGGACTATCAAAATAATATATTACCATTTGATTATTTCTTAATTCAGGGAATTTTTTAAAATCATGTGCCATTTTAACTGAAATTAAATTTAATTCTTTTAGCTGATATTGATTCTGTTTCTGCCCCATCCTCGCTAAATATTGTTGGTCTTAATATTTCATCTAAAGGCAGATTATTACTTATTGTGTCTATTAATACATGATTAACCCAATATTTTGCAGTTGTGCCAGTTAATTCTACTTTTAATCTGAAATAAGTATTATTTGCTATAACGATTGTGTTTCCTGTTGTTGTAGATCCATCATTTTCACAAATGCATTTCCACTCATCAATGCCATCTGCTTCATTTCTTCTCAAATAAACTCCATCACCTGTTAATGCATCTGCCGCTGTTCTGATTAATCCTATTCTTGCATCTATTCCAGTAGATGCTGCTATGTTTAATTTAAAAGTCCCTTCAAATTCTAAAGTCCCATCAACATCTTGCTGTCCCTGAGCTGTGTTTCTTATTAATACTCGTCCACCATCTGAACCAAAAACTATCGCTTGCTTACTTCTTACTGTTCCTACGCCTTTGCCCTCAGTAGCAGCTTCCCAATTCCCAGCGAGAGCTTCTCCACCAAATACGCTGTCATTTGACCTGCTTCCTACTCCACCAGTCCACGCATCTGTCCCAGATATTCTTAATTTCTCACCTGTCGCTCCCTTAGCAAACACTAATTGCTGAGCAGGCTTGAACATTCTTAATCTTGTTAGTTGTCTTATAGCTGCCATTTATGCACCTGATATAAAATCTTTGACCTTCTGATCTTTTAATAATGCTAATCCCATTTGCGCCCTTGTTAATAACACATTTATCATTACCTCTGCTTCATCTAAACTAGAATATCCAAACATATCATACATAATCACATAAATTGCCGCCAGATTAGAACAAACTTCCTCTAACATATATTTTACATCTGCATTTAGAGCCGCATAATCATCAATCCAATTATATCTTGTCACACAAGTTATATATCCTTCTGCTTGATTTATGAACTGATCTAGTACTGCTGGATCTCCATTGATTGTTGTACTTACATTTTCTCCAGCTTTGTTTAAAACTGCTCCTGAAATGCATAATGTAGTTACCA